ATGACTCTCACCGACGCGCAAGTACGTAATGTTAAGGCAGAAGACAAGACCCGCCGCCTGTTCGATGGCGGTGGTCTGTACCTGGAAGTTGCCCCCAGTGGGGGCAAGTGGTGGCGGTTCAAGTATCGCTTTCCCGGCCAGGGCAAGATCCAGGAGAAAAGATTATCCCTGGGCACCTACCCGGGGGTGGGGCTGAAAGAGGCCAGGGCGAAGCGCGACGAGATGCGCCGGCAGATCGCCCAAGGGATAGACCCGGCCAACCTGCGCCGATCCACCAGGGGCAGCGGTGCATTGGCCGGCAGCTTCGAGGCAGTGGCCAGGCTTTGGCACCGGAACAACTCCACCGATTGGGCACCTTCGCACAGCACCAGGTTAATCCGCCGCTTGGAGGCACACGTCTTCCCCTACCTGGGCAACAGACCCGTTGGCGACATCACCGCCCCGGATTTGATGAACGTGCTCGAGCGCATCAAGAACAGCGGCCACACCGAAACCGCCAGACGAATACAGACCATTTGCGGCCAGGTGTTCCGTTATGCCGTGCAAAAGGGGTTTGCCGAGTACGACCCATCATCAGCTCTGAAGGGTTGCCTGGGCAAGACCACGGCCAAAAACATGGCGACGATCACCGAGCCGGCGGAGGTTGGCCGACTGCTACAGGCCATAGACGAATATCCCGGCACCCAGGTGGTCCGCTGCGCCTTGCAGTTGGCGCCGCTGTTTTTTGTACGCTCCGGCGAGCTGCGCAACGCCAGGTGGGATGAATTCGACCTGGTGAACCGGGAGTGGAAAATTCCGGTGGAGCGCATGAAGATGCGCCAGGATGAAAAACGAGCCCGCCAGGGCCAGGTAGGGCATATCGTGCCCCTGGCCACCCAGGCGGTAAAAATCCTGGAAGAAGAGCTTCGCCCGCTCACCGGTCGTTGCGCCCTGGTCTTTCCAGGGCTGCGCAGCCGTGACCGGGCCATAAGCGACGCCACGCTGACCAACGCGCTACGGCGCATGGGTTACACCGGCGACGAAATGACCATTCATGGACTTCGCCACATGGCCAGCACCCTGTTGCACGGCCTGGGCTTTCAATCACTGGTCATCGAACGGCAACTGGCCCACAAAGACCGAAACCGAATCCGTGGGGTCTATAACCAGGCCGATTACCTGGAAGAGCGCCGGCGGATGATGCAGAGCTGGGCTGATTACCTGGGCCAGCTCAAAGCCGGTAAGGCGGAAAAGGTGGTGCCGATAAACAGGTTGGCAGGGTGAGAAAAGACAAAGATGCAGAAAATATAAGAAGGGGCAAACCTATCAAACTATAATATTATATATTATATATAATATAGATAATACAATAATATAACCTTCATCTATTTTTCCGTTTTTTCTTCCTGGCGCCTTTCCCCGCTGCTGCCTGTTTTCGACCGATTTTCATTTTTTGTTTTTTGCATCTTAACCAAAAATAGCGGGTACGGCGGGTACAGTGGGTACAGGCCGCAAAATCAACAAGTTATTTGTCCCCGCCAATGGGTACACAATGGGTACAGTGGGTACACGCGATAAAACAACAAGTTAATATACACGCTGCCGCCGCAGCCACCGCCGCCATCACCGGCTCTTGACTTTGCGCCATGGCGCGGTACACTGAAACATCTCCTGCAAGAACCGGATTACACGTAACCAAGAGGAGTAAAGACCATGACAAAGCTGACGATGATCTACTGGCGCGGGGAACATTTCTGGTTGGGCAAGCTCCTGGAGTACCCCGAGATCATGACCCAGGGCGAAACCCTGGAAGATCTGGAAGAAAACCTGCGCGACGCTTACCGGATGATGGTCCTCGAGGATGTCCCCGAAGACCACCAGGTGAAAGAGCTTGCCGTGTGAAACGGACCGACCTGATCCGCCAACTGGAGCAAGCCGGCTGCCGTCTTCTGCGCCACGGCGGCCGGCACGATATTTACATCAACCCGGCCACCGGCCAGAAACAACCGGTGCCCCGGCACAAAGAGGTTGACGAGCACGTTGCCCGCCATATCCTCAAACACCTTGGCATAATGAAATAAATTTCAGCTTCGGACCGGCTAGGATGGCCCCCCGAAAAGCCGCTTCCCTGGCGGCCCGCCGGTCCGATATTTTTTCACAGGGGCAGCCCAAGGGAGGTTGCAAGATGTCTGATTTTCGGCGAATTAGCGAGGTAGCCAAATTCTTTGAGGCTGAAGAAGCCGCGGTACTGGAGTGGGGGGCGCAAGGTTTACTCAAAATTGCGACCAACATCGGCAAGGCCATGACTCCTCCTTCCTCAAAACATTCCCCCTGGGTAAATGTTTTACCCAGAGATCTACAATTACTGGCCCTGCATGGAGAAGCTCACGTCGAAGAATTTGCCAGTATCAGCAATCAGCAGCCCGTATTCCCTTATGAGGGAGAATTATATTGCGTCATCTCTTGGGTCCAGGCTCCGCCCCTCGGCGGAAAAGCAGGTCCCCAGTGGAAAAGAAAAAGCTTGCTGCTCAAACCGGCCGCTCTCTTGGTTTTTGAGGATGAGTTCAACCGGTTCCGGGCAGACTTCGGCCACCAGATCGCCACCACCTCCACCCAAAAACAACTCGACCCCAGATCAGAAAATAGCGATCTGCACATCATTGGCGCCCTGCTGGAAACAATTAAGGAGCTGGACAGAGAGCTACCAGACAACAAACGCCGATTTTGTAACGGAACAGAAACAGAAATCAGAAAATATATAGGCAAAAAATACCGAGGGTTTTATGGTTGCAGCCCTCGTACACTCGCCGACCGCTTCAAACTCGCAAAAGATTCGCTGGAAGAATAACCCCACCCCTGCATTGCAATAGTTCCCCACCGTTGCAATTGCAATGCAGGGGTTAAAAACATCTGTTTCCATGGGGCATACCCGTACGCGATCGACACAGTGTCGATCGCAAAACCACGAGGATGCACCTGATGGACCAAGCCACACACCTTACCCCCCGGCACACCACCCAGGCGGGCGTAAACAATCAGCCCCCCGCACCTCTCCAACTGGAGCGCGTCCGCGAAGTCTGTGCGCGCACAGGCATCCCACGGAGTTCGCTATACGATCTCCTGAAGAAGGGCGAGTTCCCCCAGCCCGTGAAACTCGGCACCGGCAAGAGATCGCAGACAGCGTTCGTTTCGCACGAAATCGACGCCTGGATTGAATCACGTATGGCCGCCCGCCAGGGCAAAGAGGTGGGGCAATGAAATCACGCCGCAAGCCCCGCCTGACCCTGGAGCAACATGATCTGGTGGCCCGCCACCTTCAAGAATACCGAGACGGACTCCTGGCGATTAGTAGGATCATCACCAGTGCTTACCCGGTTTCCCTGCCCTTTGTTGGTCGGGCAGGGAAGGCCGTCGCCGAATTGGACAAATTACGCGGCGACCTGGAAAGCGAAGCTATTCGGGACTTCCCCGAGGTCCAAACCCAACAGGGGAAAAAGGGCGTCTACTACCGCGCCGGCTGGGATCCCTCCATTACAACCGCCGACCTTGAGGCCCTGGCCGCAAAACTAGCTCGAACCCGTGTGGCTCCGCGATGATCGCTGCCACCCCAAAAAAAATCTTGACCCGGGCGCCCCGCTCGAGTTACGGTATTCACGTCTTTGCAATAGCACTGACCGGGATTGACAGCCCGACACCGAAGGCGGACAACCGCCACCTATGCAGCATCGGCGGTATTTTTATGTCTGCACAAACAAACATGGCTTGCCAGTATGGGCGGGCCGTGTGGGAGGCCTCGAGCCTGCTGGTTCCTTCGGTCCAGCCTGTCAACCCGCACGGTTCCGCCCATTTTTTGTGCCTTTTCGGCGTGGGCGGAAAAACACCCCACCACAAAAGGAGGCAAGTCATGAACACCACCACCCCGCGCCGCCCCCCTAACTTAAGGATTATTGAGGGCGGAGCACGCACATCGACCAACACCCCCGCAACACAAAACAGCCAGCCGCCAACCAACCTCCAAATCCTGAGAAGGATTATGGCCAACAGGTCGGACGCCGAAATCTCCAACCCCACCCGTGATGTTACCTGCCCCACGCTTGCCTTGATGGTTGCCTGGCTGGGCGAAGTTCGCCGCAGCAACGACACGGACGCCGTTGCTGCTTATGAGGTCTTGCGCAGGATTCCATCGTTCGATGAGTTTGTCCAAAAATACCTTACCGAAGCCAGGCCCTACTTTACGCGGTGACACCACCCTGAAACCAAAAGGATGGCAAAACATGAAATCCCAAGAAATTTTTCAGAAAACTTTTGGCACCCCCCGCGACCCGCGCAGCCCGGAATACCGTGCCGGTGTTCTGGCCGCCCTGCGATTTCGTTTTGGTGAGGCCACGACAATCGCCACCCCGCACCAAGCCGGCACCGCCCAGGCAGACGCATTCTTTGCCGGATTGGCCGAGGGGCACGCCTTGGCTCGAGCACACCACAAGACCATGTCCGCCAGCGCCAAAATCAAAACTGAAACCCTGGCCGCCAGTAACCAGCAGAGATAACCACATGACAACCGAAAGCTTACAACCCACCCGCCAAGTCATCGATGTTCATCGGTGGCTTGTGGCCAGTGGCTGGAAAGTTGGGCAAACCTTGCTATACAACCACGTCCGCGAAGGCAAGCTCACCCGCGACCCGGCGACCGGTATGTTTACGCCCCGCCGAGTCGCGGTCTACGCCCGCACCTTCTTGCGGAAAATCTCCTGCGGCAAAACAGTCGACGAAGAACAAACGGCCGCCCTGGCCCGCGAAAAAATGTTAGTCGACACGGACCTAAAACGCATTCGCCGCGAACGAGAAGAGTTCAGGCTGGCGGTCGAGCAAGGCCACTATCTGCTCCGCGACGAAGTCGAAACGATGTTGGCGGACCGCGCCGCCAGCCTAAAGGCAGATGCCACCCACCTGGCCCAGGGCGGCGCCGCCGAATTGGTGGCCCTGGCCCATGGCGATTCGTCCCGTACCGACCGCTTGGCCGCCGCCTTGCTTCGGTTTAGCGAGGATTTATTTTCGCGGTTTGACACCTCTAAAGAATTAACCGTCGAGTTCTATGACGATGAGTCGTCACCCGAGCCCCCGAACAAAAATAAAAGGACCCCGGAATGACCGACCACCTCGAAGATTTCCGGGCGGCCATGGCCGCGGCCGGCCTGACCCCACCAGCCGATCTAGCACCGGGCCGTTTTTGTCGGTTTCCCGGACCAGGTAAGCGCCCCGGCAACAAGTCAGGGTGGTGCAAGTTGTTCGCCGATGGCCGGGGCGGTGCCTTTGGTGATTATGCCAGCGGCCTGTCCGAAACCTGGCAGGCCCACCGCGATCAACCCTTGTCCGCCGCCGACCGTGCCGCTTTTCGGCGGGAGGTAGCCGAGGCCCAAGCCAAGGCCAAAGCAGAACGGCAGGCCGCCCAAGATGCCGCCGCCAAAAAAGCGGCCTCCACCTGGAAAAAGGCCAAGCCGGCCGCCCCGAAGCACCCCTACTTGGTAAAAAAAGGCGTTGCGCCCCACGGCCTTCGCCAGGGCGGTGATGGCTCACTGCTGGTTCCGCTGCGCAACGCCGCCGGGCACATCAGATCCCTGCAAAGAATTTCTGCCACCGGCGAAAAACGTTTTCATCCCGGTGGCCAGATCACCGGCTGCTACTTCTCCCTGGGCGGCCGCCCGGCCGATGGCGGCACCCTGTTGACCTGCGAGGGTTTCGCCACCGGGGCCAGCCTCCATGAGGCTACCGGCTACCCGGTCGTGGTGGCCTTCAACACCGGCAACCTAACACCGGTAGCCAGGGCGATGCGCAAAAAGTTTCCGGCTGCCCGCCTGATCCTGGCGGCCGACGACGACGCGGCCACCATCGGGAACCCCGGCACATCCGCCGCAACCAAAGCCGCCCTGGCGGCTGATGGCCTACTGGCCGTGCCTGACTTCGGCCCGGAGCGCCCGGAAAAGGTAACGGACTTTAATGACCTGGCCGCCGTCGCCGGCCTCGAGGCTGTGAAAAAGTGTGTCGAGGCGGCATCCAAACCAGCCCCCGAGACCACTACCGCCCCATCCGCCGGCACCCATGAAAAGCCGTCCGCCCCCGCCAGCCCCGCCGCCGAGGAAGAAAACGTGGAGTGGGCCGGCGGTGTGTTCAGGATGACGGAGCGTGGGCTGTACCATACCGGCCTGGATAAAGAGGGGCAGCCCACCCAGCCGGTCTTTGTCTGCTCCTGGTTCCTGGTGCTGGGCCAAACCCGCAGCCAGCAGAACACCCAGTGGGGCGTCTTGCTGGAGATCCGAGACCCCGACAGGGTTCATCACCAGGTCGCTGTACCACAAGAGCTGCTGCAGAATGACCGGGGCACCGCCGTCCGGCAACTGCTGGCCGACCACGGCCTGAAAATTACCATCGGCAAAAGCCGTGACCTGCTGCTGGCTTACTTGTCGTGTCACCCTTCAAAAAACCGCTACCTCTGTGTCAATCAGCTTGGCTGGCGGGGTAGCATGTTTTTGCACCCGGCCAGGTCCATCAGCCCGGGCGCTACCACCACCGAAAAGCTGGTTCTCCAAATGGCGGATACCAGCCATGGGTGCGCATCCGCCGGCACGGTGAAAAGCTGGAAACAGTCCGTCGCCGCCCTGGCCGCCGGCAATAGCCGCCTGGTGCTGAGCATCAGCTTGGCTTTTGCTTCACCCTTGTTGAGAGTCGCAGGCGAGGCCCTAGGCGGTATCCACCTATATGGCGGCAGTTCGACCGGCAAGAGCACCGCCGCCTTGACCGGGGCTTCCGTTTTTGGCCCCGAGGGATATCTACTGTCCTGGCGTGGCACCGACGCCGGCCTCGAAGGCCAGTTGGCCATGCGCAGCGATTTTCCCCAATTCATTGAAGAGATCGGCGAAGCCGACACCCGCAAGCTGGCAGCCCTTATCTACACCCTGTTTAACGGTCGGGGTAAATCCCGTAGCACCAAGAGCGGCACCGCTCGGCCCCAGCAAACCTGGTACACACTGGCCTTATCCACCGGCGAATATACCCCGGCGCAAGTAATCGCCAAAGCCGGGATGCGCCCAGCCGCCGGGCTGGATATTCGCCTGGCCTGCGTTCCCGCCGACGCCGGCCAGGGCATGGGGCTGTTCGAGACAATTCACGCGGCGGAAAACCCGGCCGCCTTTGCCTTACAGATCAAGGATGCCGCCGCCGTCAATCATGGCGCCGTAGGGTTGCGCTGGTTGGAACTGGTGGTGCGGGACCGCCTGAAACTGGCAGGGGTACTGAAACGAGAGATCGACGAATTTTGCCGCCTGGAGGTTCCTGCCGGTTCATCGGGGCAGATATACCGGGTAGCCCGCCGCTTTGGTCTGTTTGCCTGTGCCGGAGAGTTGGCCAGTAAGTACGGCCTGACCGGCTGGGAGCCCGGCGAGGCCCTGGCCGCCGCCCGCACCTGTTTCGGGGTTTGGCTTGAGCGGCACGGTGGCACCGGCGACAAGGAAACCGCCAACCTGCTGAACCAGGTCAAAAACTTCCTGGAGCTGCATGGTTCGGCCCGGTTTGAGTATGCCAGCTCGGAGACCGGCGAACAAAAAGTGATCGGCCGCGCCGGTTTTTATGATTACGACGTCGATGGCGTCCGCCAATTCATGGTTTTCCCGACCGTTTACCGGAATGAAATGATCGAGGGTTTCGACCCCAAAGCCGCCACCCGTATCTTGCTGGCCCACGGCTGGCTTGTGCCCGGTACCGATGGCCGCCCCAACCAGAAAATCCGCTTACCTGGCGTGGGCCCGGCCCGAGTGTATGTGTTCAGCGGCAAGATGTGGACTGACAACCCCGAGCCCGGAGGTGAAACTTGATCAGCCTGCGAGACTTGGCCGCCCGGCGGCCACAAAGTGTAAGCGGCGGCACCCCCACGGCACCGATCATGCCCACCGATGAACTGCAACCGCCGACGAACGGCGCCCCACCTGCCGCCATGGCGGAAAACTGCATGCAACCGGATGATATTCCGGCTGCCCAGGGCCTGGGGTCAGGGCACGGGCCGGGCCTGTTGGCCGCGCACCGCCGCCTTGGTCGGTTGTTCTTGCCGCCCAGTGTTAACGAGCAGGCGGCTTTCCGGGCCGGTTTCGCCTGGTTGCGTCCCCGGCTGCCCCAGCTCCAGGCCGGAGGCTGGACCCGCCCCGAGCTGTTCCGCCGCAACCGCGCCCGGCGGGGCCTGGCCTGGTTGTCCTTGTGGGCTGCGCCGGGAGTGCTGCCCGCCCTGGCAGAGTCAGGCGCGGTGGTTTTCACTCTTCACCGCGCCCTTGGCCGCAAAACAACCCAAACCGCCTGGCCGGCTGCCCGCTGCCCTGGCGTGAAACCATCAGGAGGGTCGCCCAAATGACCACCCAGCGGTTCATCGCTTCTGCTTATTCCGGCGTTTACCACCTTGCCGGGCCGTCGAAATATTCCCTGTGCAAGGTGGTCGAGGGCTTCGACCATGCCGCCGGGGAGCAAACCAGGTGGGGGAAAACCGACGCACCAACCCCCAACATAACCACCACCCGCCCCATCGGCCGGCGCCTGTGTCGCAACTACGAAAAGAGAAGACAGGCCGACCAGCAAGGCGACTCAACACCAACCCAAACCGCCCGCCCGGTCGCCCACCGACTTGGCGGGGCAACAGGAGGTCACGCAATGGAAGAAGAGCGATTCCCTGAGTTGGTTTACGTCCGCACCGCCGCCCAGGCCCTGGATGTCCACGTCAGCTACATTTACAAGCTGATCGAGGAAGGCCAGCTGCAAGCCATCCGCCTGGGCAAACGGGGGATCAGGATCACCCGCGACAGCCTGGAAGAATGCTTGGTCCGCCGGGGGATCAACCCCGCCGACAAGCTTGATTAACACCGCCGGCCGCGTCTTGTGATCGAGGCCCCGGCGAAACCCCGCTACTAAAGCGACCCCTTAACCTGTGAGGACCACCGCCATGAAACACGCCACCCACCCCCTCAACGCCACCGCCACCAGCATGGTCGGATATGCCAAAGGGCTACTGGCCCGCGTTGGCTTGGCCGCCGCCACCGCCGGGCAAACGCGCAACCCCGATGGTGGCCACGGTCAAAGCCTTAACACCGGCAACCACCAAGGCATTCCCGCCGGTGGTGTCGCCGGTCAGGTTGACCCAGCCGCCCTGGAGCAAGCCAAAACGGCAGGCCGCACCGAGGCCCTGCAAGAAGCTGCTGCCACGCTTGGCGACATTAACAACCTTTGCATGCTTGCCGGTCACCCGGAAGTCCTGGGCGCCCTGATCGAGTACCGCGGTTTCGATGTTGACGGGGCGCGGGAAACCTTATTGGACTACAAGGCCGCCCTGGGCGATAGCAACCCTATCAGGTCCGGCACCTCATCAACTTACATATCGAACCCCGGCGTTAACTACTTGCTGCAAGATGCCGCTCGCCGCGCCAGCCAGTATGCCGCCGAAAGGGCCGCTTCTGCGACTGCAGAGCAGCAGCCCGAACACAAGGAAGGAGAAGCAGCCACTACGGCAGGCGAATGTCAGCCTGTCCAGTAGTCGCCCATCGGCCCGGGCAACACGCGGGCCGCAACTATAAACCCAAAACCCACGAAAGAGGCAGACCACCATGAATAACCAAAGCGAAACCAGTACCACCGCAAACCTTTTCTTTGGCTTGGACCAGGCCACGGCTGAAGAAATGGGCCGAAACTACCTTGAGGTTTCTCGGCGTCGCGCCGAGGTCCTGCGCGACCAAGTCGCAATCCACCGCGAGCTGGTCAACCTTCGTCAGCAGACCCTGGCCGGCGGAAACGTAAAGACCAAAGAAAAGCAGACCCGCGAACAAAAAGAGCAGGCAGACCTGGACCTGGAGGTTTACGACCGCCGCTTGCTGGATCTGGAAAAGGCCATCCCCGAGCGTGTGCGCCAGGAGGCGGCGGAAGATATCGAGGCCAGCAGCCATGAAATCGAAAATACCCGCAAGGCCATCGACGCCGAAAAAGACAAGATATTGAGCCTGCTGGCCGAAGCCCTGGTTCAGCGTGAAAAAATTGAACTGACGCCGATGTTTTCCAATGGCCGGGATCGTATGCTTTCAATCCCGCTGGAAACCCGCCTGGATTTTTCGGACTTGGTGTTAAGCCTCGAGTGGAAACAGGTCTTGCAGGAGAAGGTGGACCAACTCCGCAATCCTGAAAATGAAACCCGCCCCCTTGAGGTCCGGATAAACGACTGCCACCGCCGCCAAGAGCGGCTGGAGAAAACCATAGAAGCCCCGGATAGCGAAGTGCTCAAGGGCCTGATCACCACCCTGGGCGGTGAAGTGGTGCAGCCCCGGCCGGCGGCAGGTTGCGCCTGTGCCGGCGGCCAAATAAAAGTCGGCGACGATCACCCGGCCGCCGCGGCGGCATAAAGCACGGCCGGGCCGTTACAGCGTAACGAATCACGGCGGCCGAGAGGTCGCCGAACAAAGCGAATCGCTTGGCCGGTTCCGGATTTCCGGCCAAGCACCCTGGGTTACCTGATTTGCCAGGGTAAAGAACCATCAGGCCGCCGTGCCTTGTTATTGGTACTGCCTGCCAACAGCAAGGTTGTATCCCCCCGCGTTACCGGTTTGGTGGGGCGGCAAAACACCGGGTTTTTTTATCAACCACCACCAGGAGAAATATGCATGAGATATCTTGCCGTTTGCCACCCCACCAGCCCCGTTGCCGTGCTGCTCGAGGGCGACCGCCAGGATGAAGCCCTGGCCGCCTTCCTGGATGGCGACCACCACCAATGGATCGACCTTGCCCGCAACGATGCGGCCGAGGTTTTGCCGGACGTTGAGGATCCCCGCGACCTTTCCGAAGCCGAATTTGACGACGCCCTGTCCGCCGCCGGCGGCCGCCCGGTTCTGGACCTGGATGCCGAAATTTTGGAGCATGGCGAAAGACCAAACCACCTTCCCCAGGACTGGAGCCTGTGGTCATTGGACGGTTAGGAGGTAATTGCAAATGTGTACCGATCGAGAGCTTTTGGAAAAAATCGACAAAAAACTTGATCACTTGATCCAATTGATCGGCCGGGACCTGTTGCCTGCCCCGCCGGTTGGCACGGAAGAGGACCAGGCATTGATCAACCTGGCCCGGATCGACCCCGACCGGGCGGTTGCAGCAGCCAAGGCCCGCGCCAAAGCGTTAATGCGCCGAGAACGGGAAGAACGTCGAGCGTTGCGCCAAAACACCAGTAAAACAGAGAGAACGGGGTAGTGGTTGCCGCTCCTGCCCTGAACGGAAAAAATAGCACCGAATAACACACCACCGTGACCAGTTTCACAATCGGCCACGGCCCATCCTACAACCATGACCTGGAGCAACCAACATGACCAACAACCCCGAGAGCAAATACACCCCCGCAATCGACACCACCCCCCGCTACGTGGAACAAGTCAAACTGACAAAACCCATCGACTTTGAGGGCAAAAAGATAGTCGAGTTGGAACTGAAAATGGGCGACCTCAGCGGTCACGACTTGCTCAAAGCCGAGCGGGAATTTGCTACCACCGGCAACTATTCGCCGGTGGCGGTAACTAGCCAAGAATACCTGGCCATTGTGGCTGGACATGCCGCTGGACTGCCAACGGATGCCATCAAATCTTTAGGCGCCCACGATTTTGCCCATGTAACCACCCTGGTGCAGAATTTTTTACTCGGGTAGGCCGAACACAGGTATAACCCCACTGGCTGGCCGCCTTTAATAAACCAGAAAATAGGAGTAACAGAGATGAGTCGCGTACACGAAATAGCGTTCAAACTGGCCGGCCAGGTAGGCCAGGGCTTCAATAACGCCTTCACCTCGGCCAATGGTCACGTCAGTCGCCTAGACGAACGCCTGCGTGGTATGAACCAACAGGCCAGGCGTGTTGATGCCTTCCAGAACCTGGAGCGGGAGGTAAGCAGCACCGGTGTCGAGCTGATGCAGGCCCGCACTGAGGTTTCTCGCCTGGGCCAAGAGATGCAGGCCACCACCAAACCCAGCACCGAACTGAGGCGCAGCTTCAGCGAGGCTCAAAAACGAGTAAGCCGGCTGGAGAAGTCACTCCAAAGCAAAAACCAACGCCTTGCGGACTCCCGGGCCGAGTTGGGCCGAGCGGGCATCAACACCGCCAACCTGGCTCGCGAACACCAGCAACTGCAGCGCCAGATCCAGGCTACCCAGATGCGCATGCAGGGTTTCCAGCGCATCGCCGGCAGCGGCCTGCAGCGTAACCTGCAACAGACCGGTGCCGAGGCCATGCGCCTGGGCCGCCGGGTGGCCACTCTGGGCGGCGCTGCAGCCGCCGGCATATTCGGCCTGGCCTACTCCACCGCCAAATTTGGCGATCATGCCGCCAAGACCTCCACCGCCTTGGGCATGAACGCCGAGGCATATATGGAACTGAGTTACGCTGGTGGATTGGCCGGTGTCTCGGCAGACAAACTGGACAGTTCACTGACCGCCATGACCAGACGCGTCAGTCAAGCCGCCGCCGGTAGCGGTGAAGCCCGCAACGCCCTTGAAGAAATGGGAATATCTGCCCAATGGCTGAACCAACTCTCACCGGAACGACAGTTGGAGGAGCTCGCCGACGCCTTTAAGCATGTTGAAAATGAAAACGACCGGGCAAGGCTGGCCATGGACCTTTTTAGCCGCCAAGGTGTGGGCATGGTAAACATGCTCAAGGACGGCAGCGCCGCCTTGCGAGAAACGCGCGCCGAAGGTCGACGCTCCGGCGCTGTACTGGGCAAAGAAGCCCGTAAAGACGCCGTCAGCTTCATGGACTCCCTACAAAAGGTCACCAAGACGGCATCAGGTGTGCGCCACATGTTTGGTGCCCGCCTGATGCCGGTAGTTACAAACGTCATGGAGAAAATGAGCAGCTATTTTGAGGACAACACGGAAAAATTCCAGCGATTTGCAGATATCTTCGCCCAAAAAGTATCCAGCGCAATTCCCAAACTTATGGAGATCAGCCGGAATATTTATACCGCCACCAGTCGGGTGGCCGGTTTTGCCATCGGCATAACCAACGCCATCGGTGGCGTCCACCGCTTGGCCTACATTCTGGCCTTAGCCTTTTCCGCCAAGTTGATAATTGGAATAGTCAAGACCATCCACTCACTTGTCATGGTCGTTAGTGGTATCCGATGGGTAATAGCCGCCACCCGTAAGCTGCACGCCGCCTCCCTTACAACTATCGCACTTAATAAAGCCAAGGCGGCCGGGGCTATAGCTTACGCTGGCGCTCAACGAATGGCAGCTCTTGCCACCAAAGGCTGGACCACCGCCCAGTGGCTGCTCAACGCGGCCATGACCGCCAACCCCATCGGTATGGCGGTAGCCGGCGCCGCGGCCCTGGCCGCCGGCGCCTACCTGCTGATCCGCAATTGGAAGAAGGTGAGCGCCTTTTTTGTGCGGCTCCCCGGCATCAGCCACCTGATAGAACAATTCCAGCGGGTGCGTGATTGGTTGCACAACCTCAGTCTGTTTGATTCCGGCGCCGCCTTGGTGGTAAGCCTTGTACGGGGTATAGTCTCCCGGGCACGGGCACCTGTTGATGCAGTGCGTAACATCGTCTCCAACGCCCGCGATCTGCTACCATTCTCCGATGCCAAGTCCGGCCCCCTGAGTAATTTGAGCAAGAGCGGCCCGGCCTTGATGCAGACCATCGCCGCCGGCATCAAGGGCAAAGAGATCCACGACCGGGTAGCCGCCACAATAGGCCAAGCAAAGAAAGCCATCCCCGCCGCCTTGGCCGTTGGTCTGGCCATAACCCCTATAGCCGCTCCGGCCGCCGCCAGCCAAGTGCCAGCAATGCAGGCCCACTATCAGGTCGAACCCCCACAGGTTCCTCGTTTACCGGACCTAGCCGCTGCCGCCCGTTGGCAGGCACAGGCCCCCGATCTGCCCCGGCTCCAAGGTTTGCAGGCCCGAGCCCGCTACCAGGCCGAAACCCCACAAGCTCCCCGCTTGCCGGATGTCGCCAGCGGAACCGGTGGCCGGGGCCTTAACCGCCTGCTGGGCGAGTTGACCGGACCGGGCGGGGCAGCTACTGCCCCTGCCTCAGTGCATAATACGATCACCATCAATATCAACGCCACCGGTGCCACCGAGCCCTCAGCCGCCATCCGCAACGCAGGCCGCGACGTGGCCCGCCAAGCGGTACAGGCCATCGAGGAACACTGGCAGCGCCAGCGGAGACTGAGCTACGACTGAGCGCACTGCCACCAAAAGTATCGGCGACACTCTGGGAGAGCTGTTTGGCCTGTGGGACGGTGCCAGGCGTTTCAATCAGGGCTAAGTGAGCCTTTGAGTCGACAAAGATCATAAACTGAGACGCGAGGCCGTTTTTCTGCTGGCGCCGCCGTAAACCCGCATAGGCGGTCACCCCCTGTAATTACCTCTGGCGCCAGGGGGTGACCGTTCGTCGCCGTCGCACCAAAAACCTACCATTACACAGGAGCAAAACCACATTGCGCCAGATGCCACAAACAAACCGGCCCCATGTACCACAAAAAGTCAGCGGGTCCTTCCGGGGGTCTGCTGCCATACGCGTCGGGGAGGCCCGATTCTCGGCTAAATTTAGAATTTACTTATGCACTGAAATAATGTAATGCGGGGAGAATCCTACATGAATCGCGCAAAAACAGCAGGTTGCACAAAATATGAACCAGCGAGAGCGGGGCTATTATCAGGCATTGCCGAGAAAATCACACCCGCGATGTTTGATCCGGGGTTTGTCGTTGATCATTTTTTGAACAAGCAAAACGTTCACAAAATGATCTCAAAAACGACCTGTCAATACTGCGGTTTTTCCTTGCCTGATAGTGTAGCGGATTCTTGGAAGGAAGGTAAGCGGGGTAAGTGCCGCAACTGCCGAAACCCTGTTTCAATTACCGGCGGCACCGCCCTGGGCGGCTTGCACCTGAAGCCCGCCGAGATCACGATGCTTGCCTTGCTGCTGGCCTTCGGCTGCGGCCCTGGCGAGATCGCCAAGCTGATGGGCCGGAGCCGGGGCACGGTGGGCAACTGGATCAAGCGCCTGACCACCATTGACCAAGGGGAAGATCCCCAGGCTTAACCCCGCCAGCCAGCAGTATTAACCACCAGGCCGGCCGCACTGCTCCAGGAGCAGCGGCCGGCTTTTATTTTGCGCGCCGTCGTTACAGTGTAACGCCAACAGGCAACCCGAAGCCCCGCACCTGCCCAGCCACCTTTTGCACAAACTGTTAATGATCACCCATATGGAGCCACTTCGTGATCAGCTAATGGAGCCAGTTAAGGATCAGCTTAATGGAGCCATGGCGTGATCAGCTAATGGAGCCACTTGCGGATCAGTTAATGGCGCCACCCCTTCCCTTGAGTTCATAAACGGGTCCCGGACTTTCTGCGGATCGGCTATATCTTCCTGAAAAAATCCATTTTCAGGAGGGATAGCCGATGGCCAATAGGAGGTTCGAGATGTTTCAATACCGTCAAATTCTTACCCAAATGCGGTTGGGCCAGTCCGACCGTCAGATCGCCAAGGCCAAGCTGATGGGCCGTCGCAAGGCCGCGCAGTTGCGGGCCTTGGCCCAGCAGCAGGGCTGGCTCGATCCCGCCCGGGAGTTGCCGGATGATGCCGAGCTGGCCAAAGTAATCAAGCTGCCGGCTCCGGGTGAATCGGCGGTGCCGCTGCTGCTGCCGTACCAGGAGCAGCTCAAGACCTGGCAGGCGGCCGGGATCAACGGCACCGCCATGCACCAGACCCTGGTGCGCGAACACGGCTTTACCGGTAGTTACTCCTCGGTCAGACGTTTTCTCCAGGACCTCAAGGGGGATAACCCCCAAGCCACGGTAATGCTGGACTTTGATCCCGGCGAAGCGGCCCAGGTGGATTTCGGTTCCGGCCCCAAGCTGCTTGATCCCCAGACCGGCAAGCCGTTTTCCACCTGGGTGTTCGTCATGACCCTCCCCAGATGA